GCGGTCAGTCCAATCCATCATCGGCGCAACGGAAAAGCGGCGATTGGGCTCAGGGCGCGTGGTTGCTGGGCTTGAGTGCTGGTTTTGATGCATTGGTGACTGCCTGTTTAGTGCCTATTTACTGCCGTTTTCGCTTGTTTTTGATGAGTCGTTGCTACAATGTAGCAAGGTCAAAAAAAATGTAGCAAGGAAATATGGGCTCAATTATTTCGCGTAAGCGTAAGAACGGTTCTGCTAGCCACACCGCGCAGATTCGGATTATGCGTGGCGCAAAGACAGTTTATCAGGAAAGCCAAACCTTTGAGCGCAAGGCAGCGGCTACCGCCTGGCTGAAACGGCGAGAAGGTGAGCTGGCCCAACCAGGCGCGCTTGATCGCGCACTGCGCACTGGCGCGTCCGTGCGCGAGATGATTACCCGATACCTAGATGAATTTGAGCGGGTGCAGCCGCTGGGTAAAACCAAGCGAGCCACGTTGAAAGCGGTAGCCGCTAGTTGGTTGGGCGACCTAGCTGATATTGACCTGACCAGCCAGCGGTTGGTTGAGTACGCGCATTGGCGGCGTGGCGTTGAAGGTGGCGAGGTACAGCCGCAGACCATTGGTAATGATCTGTCGCACTTGGGTGCGGTGATGTCTGTGGCGCGCCCAGCTTGGGGTTATGCCGTAGACCCGCATGCGATGACCGATGCGCGCAAGGTGCTGCGCAAGATGGGCATGGCTTCGCGCAGTAAGGAGCGGGACCGGCGGCCCACGTTGGATGAGCTGGATCGGTTGATGGACCACTTTGGTGAGATGCATTTGCGGCGCCCTTCATCCATACCCATGCAAAAGATCATTGCGTTTGCGGTGTTCTCTACGCGGCGGCAGGAGGAGATTACGCGCATTCGTTGGGCTGATTTGGATGAAGAAGGGCAGCGCGTGTTGGTACGCGATATGAAAAACCCTGGCCAAAAGATCGGTAACAATGTGTGGTGTCATTTGCCTGATGAAGCTTGGGCGATTGTGCAGAGCATGCCGCGTGAGTGCCCTGAGATTTTCCCATTTAACTCGAGTTCAATTTCTGCTTCGTTTACGCGGGCCTGTCATTTTTTGAAGCTGAGCGACCTACGCTTTCACGACTTGCGCCATGATGGGGTGAGCCGGCTATTTGAAATGGACTGGGATATTCCACGTGTCTCCAGCGTTTCAGGCCATAGGGACTGGAACTCGCTACGGCGCTATACCCATTTACGCGGGCGTGGTGATAGGTACGTGGGCTGGCCGTGGCTTGAGACGATTCTCGCGGCGCCCGTAAATCTGGGCGCGCGGGTGCGGTTGAAGCGTTAAGCCGCTTTGGGTTTGCGGCCGTGTAGTTTGTCGTTTTCGATGATTGCCTTGGCGCGTTGGTCGTCCAGGTACTTCGCCAGATCCTGCACATGCACACCTCGTGCTGCTTTCTGGCTGCCTTCCATTCTCACAATCGGCAGGTCTATCTCTGCGGCCATCACCTTGCGCTGCAGCTTCTCTACGTTTAAGTGGCTGAAGTAATCGGCGCAGACCTTGGTCAGCGGGATTACGGCTTGGCCGTCATACTGTGCCATCAGCAAAAACAGGGTATTCATGCTGCCTTCCTCATGGTTCTGAGCGCGACGGCAAACACCCGCTCTGCTTTCTGTTCTTCAATGTCGTGCTGTACTGGCATGGCGATCCAGCCAAATGAATGCACCTGCACGCCGTTGCCTTCAAGGGCGATGATGGTTTTCACGCGGGCGAGGAGCTGTTGGTGCTGCTCTTCCAGTGTGGCCACCATGTCTGCCTGATTGATGGGCCGGTCTGCGTTAGCGATGCTTTGATGCATTTGGCCGTTATCAGTCATGACGCAGAACAGCACAGCCCACGGGTGGGCGCGGTGTGCGATCGCGGTTGCTTGGTATTCGTCTAGGCGAGTCACGCGCTCCTGCTTTGTGTCTACCACGCGTACTTCACCCAAGCTGAGAGCGCTGTGATGCACGATGGCGACGGAGCGCAGCAGAATGCCCATCATTTTCTGGCGGCGCTTTTCGATGCTGTGATTGCGTTTCACTTAGCGCCCCTCCGGTTGTTCTGTTGGCGTACGCGTGAGCAGCGCTGGTGGTTGCCTTGATTCCGCCTTTTACCGCAGATATCGCAGAGTTGTGGCAGGTCTAGTGGGCGAATGATCATCGGTGGTTTGTTCACGCCGCCACCCCCTGCATCAGCTGCTGGTCATGGTTATTGGCCTTCACCAGTGCGCACTGCGGGTATGGGCTGACGCTGTTGCCTACCATCTTGACCTGGTCGGATTTGGTGAAGGTGCGTCCATCGTGGCCGCGTTCGTAGTTGTAGTTGCTGGGGAAGCCTTGGCACCCGTATAGCTCTTTGGGTTGGAGCATGCGCAAGGTGATGTCGATGATGACGTAGGTGTTGCCCTGGTACATCACGGTGACGAGCGCGAGCCGGTCTTTGGTGGTGATGGTGGGCGCTGGTGCGTCTGCGGCTGAGATATTGTCTGTGCCGTAGTAGCTCATCAGGAAGGCAGCAACGCGGAGGGCTTTTTCTTCGATTACTTCTGGCGACAGGGTGCATTGCACTAGGGCGTGGTGCTCGGCGCCGGCGGTGATGGCTGGCAGCGGAGCGCCTGCTGCATGGCCGGTGCAGTTGCGGCGCAGGGTGACCATGTTGGCGGTGACCAGCTGTTGTGTGCTGCCCTTGCCAACGATGGTGCTGGCGGGTTTTGTGAGCTCGTGCCCGGGTGTGGTGTTATAGCCGCCGTTCATTTGGGCCATGAAGGCGGTGGCAATGCCCATTGCATGCGGGCCGCCCGCTGGGCGCTTGCTGCCGCCTCCGCTGGTGATGGTTGGCAATGGTTCATCCAGGCGCTGGCCGATGTGGTCGGCCCGGAATTTTACTAGCGTGGGGGCTGCCACCATCAGTTCACCCCGATTGGCGCAGGTGATGGTGGGTAGCGGGTTGCGGGCGTCGTGCACTCGGTCGCTGCCTTGGTGGGTGGCGGGTGCAATGACGGCAGACGCCAACGCAAAGGCTCCGCCCTTGGGTGAGCCGGTGATGGTGCGTAGCGGTTCGCTGACGGGGTGCAGGTTTTCGGTGCTCCAATTAGCGATCGGCACGATGAAGGGTTGCCCGGTATCGAGCACAAAGCGTTGGATGCCGTTGGCGATACGGCGCAGGGTGGCTTCTGCCAGTGGGCGGGGGCGGTCGAATATGGACTTGCTGAGCAGGGTGAAGTCGATATGGTCCGCCGCTGCTGGCCAACGCTTTTGCCCGCGCTTGGGGTGCTCAAAGTGAGTGGGCTCTGGCCAGCAGATGGGCAAGCCATCGCGGCGGGCGACTAGAAACAGACGCTCGCGGGTGGTGGCGGCGCCAAAGTCGCAGGCGCGCAGCAGTTTATGCTCTACCTGGTAGCCGAGCCCCTGCAGGTGCTTGAGGAAGGCGCGCCATGTTTGGCCGCGGCGCTTTGGGTCGGGAATCAGGAACTGTTGCTGCACGGGTACGCGCTCACCGGCTGCGGCCACCCGGTTGACTGGCTTGCCGGTTTTGGGGCAGGTGATGCGATCTGTGGTGACGACGCGCCCGGTGGCTTTGCAGCGCTTGGCAATGAGTGGGCCCCAGTTGCGGATCTGCTTGACGTTTTCCATGGTGATCATCGCGGGTTGCGCTTGGCCTGCCCACATGGCGATGACCCACGACAATGAACGGCTGGCGGAGCTGCGAGGTTGGCCACCCGCTGCCTGGCTGTGGTGGGTGCAGTCGGGCGAGGCGTGCAAGTGCGCTACACGTCGACCGTTGGTGACCTGGTGCGGCTTTACCTCGTATACGTCGCACGTAAAGTGCTGGGTGTGCGGGTGGTTTAGCCGGTGCATGCTGATGGCGTTGGGGCTGTGGTTGACGGCGATATCGACCGGTTTGCCGGTGGCCATTTCTGTGCCGGTGCTGGCTCCGCCGCCGCCGGCGAACAGATCGATGCGCAGGTCGTTGGCGTAGTTGAGCTGGTATTGGGTGTTGAGGTTCATTGTTGCTGAGCCTCCATCCACTGATCAATCTCCGCTAGGCGCGCCTGTGCTTCAGTCACGTACGCTGGGTCAAAACCATTAAGCACTCTTGGCTGGCACCCAGCTAACCAAATTACCTTCTGGCAAGCGTCCAAATCGCGGTGTACCCGGCGGAGCACTTCGACTGGTACCAACCGATACTCTTTGGGCACAATCAGCGCTTGTTCCAGTTCTGCGATCCGCGCCTTGTCTGCTGCGCGGGATTGTTCGCCATAAACATTGCAGGTGTCCCACTCTGGCGAGCGTTCGCGGGCATTGTGGGTAGAGCTGCCCGGTTTCAGTGGGCTGTGGTCAAACCACGTCGTTTCGCCTATTTCACGGCATAGGACGGCTACCACCTCTGGCTCGTCAGTCATGAAGTGGCCGCCTTGCATATTGGATACAGCAAGCATTGCTGCCATCGCCGCTGTCACTCCGGTGAAAGAGGGACAGTCAGGGGCATGATGCTCGCCTCGGTCTTTGTTGGCTGTGGAGCAGTTGCAGGTGCTGAATCTGTTCATAGCGGCTTCACCTGCGGGACTGGGTTGGGCATGGCCGGCTGGCATGCTCCCAATACGTCATGGCACAAGTCGTAATGTCCGAGTGGATCATCTTTTAAGGTCTCGCGCCTGATGCGCTCAATCACATTAGTCAGCGCGGTTCGTTGGCGCTGTAGCTTGCTGTGATCCTCAATCAGCGCGGCCGTGGCACTCTCGCCCCATTGCCCGATGTTATTTTGCTGGCAGTACTCGTTTGCTGCAGTAGCGGCTTTGACCAGCCCGGTAAGTCGCTGCTTTAGTTGGGCTGCGCAGCTGTGTGACCCGTCTTGGCCGTGCCGCCACGTGAAGTCGCACCGGCAGCAGCTGTGGTTTTCAGGGTTATTAGTCATGGCTGCCGCCCTCGCTATCAATTCCCACTGGAGGCGCCTGGCGAAGCCAGACGCAAACCGGACCGTCTTCGCCGTCATGAATTGAGAAAACAAACCAGCCTTCGCCCGGTGGTTTGCTTGGCTCCCATCCGGAACAGTCGGTATGTCCAGTCTCGAACCAGGTGTCAGTCAGTTGCTCGTCAGCGTCGTTCTCAAATTCAACCGTTGCAACTTCGAGCCCTTGGTCGGTGAACCAAGCCAGGGGGATAAATTCATAATCACTGTGCGGCATGGCGGAATGGGTCCACATGCCGTCTTCATCGCGGATAACTTCTTCTGGCTGGATCACTGGGCAGCTCCTACAGCTTTCGCACGGTGAGTGTTGCCCAACAGCTCCATAAGGCGCTGATGGAATGCCCACTTGGCGTGCGGTACGCTCATGAGGTTGATGCGCTCTTTTAGGGGTGCGATGCCGTCCAGACATTCCCACTGGGCGGGGTGCTCGGGCATGAGGTCGCGGCGCTCGGTGGCGAGCATGACCATGTCGGCTTCGTGCACGCAGGCGGGCAACACGGGGTCGATATCGAAGCGGGTGCAGATGATGCGCCAGATGCGTTGCTCTATGTGCTGATAGCCCGGTAGCGATTGCTTGAGTGGGCGTACCATATCGCCGACGTAGGCTTCTGTTGCGTCGTGCAGCAGTGCAACCAAGTGGTGCTCTTCCGGTACAAGCGCGGCTACGCGCAAGCTGTGCTCGGCGACTGAATAGTGATTTTCGCAGTGGCCGTTGAAACGACATAGGCGGGCCAGGCTGTGGGCAATATCGCTGGGGTGCACGGCTTCGGCTTTAGGGTCCAACAGATCGAATTGCACGCCGCTATGAGTGAGTATCCAAGACATGGTCAGGCCTCCTGTGCGCAGCTGATGCGCATGAGCTGGGTGTCGATGGCCAGCATTTGGTTGCGCAGGTTGTCGATGGTTTTGAGCTGCCGTTCGCGTGCGGCTTCGCCTTTGGCTGGGGTGCGTAGCAGTAGGGCGATGTTGGAGGCGTGCGCGCTGTGTTGGGCTTTGAGGTCGCGTTCGTGGGTGGTGGCTTTGCTGCTCATGGCTTTCTCACCTTAATAGTGCTGCCTGGCGCTGCGGGCTTGCCGTTTATTTCAGTGACATTGCCGATGGTGATAAAGCCCTGGGCATCTGGCGTGTTGCCGGCTTGGAAGCGCTCTTCAAACAGCCGGTCAATCAGGCGCTGACCAACGGCGGCGCGGTTGGCGGCTTCTTTGGCATCTTTGAAGCGGTTGTTGCTGCGTAGTACCTGGCTACACCAGTTGAGCATGTCCGCGAGCCGTTGTAGGTTCTTGAGGTCTGATTCGGTGATGGCGGGTGTGCTGGCTTTGGCTGCGGTCAGCTCTTCGTCGTGGAATTGCTGTTGTAGCTCCATCGCTAGTGCGGCGTTGCTGCGTTCTTTGCTGATGCGTTGGTTGAGGCTGCGCACGGAGCTGCATAGTTCTGCATTGGCGGCGCGCAGTTCTTTCAGAATGCGGGCGTCTACTTCCTTGCGTTCGGTGCGGCCAGCGCGCTTGCCTTCATGCCAGGCGCAGCGGCAGGCGGCGATAGTTAGGATGATCAACGCGGGTACTGCAAAGCAGGCGGCGATGATGATGTGTTGGCTGTTCATTGGCTGTGTCTCCCGTGCCCGGCGCCGCTGTTGTGGTAGGAGCGTCGCCGGGCTGGCTGGTTGTTGTTGGTTGTTAGTTGCTGAGCTTGAATGTGCCTACGGTGAGGGTGGCGACCTCAGCTAGCTCGCCCTGCAGCACCTGCTTGAACTCTTGCGCCATTTCTTCTTCCTGCTGCTCTTGCCGTACCCAGCGCGGCATAAGGGTTGGTTTTTCACCTGTGCGGATACTCAAGCGCAGGGTAAAGACGCGCGCGGTCAGCCCTTCATAGGGGACGGTGAGGAACTGCAGGTCTGCGGGTTGCTTCTCGGCGTGGGCGGCTTCGATGCTGTCCATGCTGCTGCGGCTGTTGCCGAAATTGTTTTCGCTACTGGTGCGCTCTGCCTTGGCGGTTACGGTGATGGTGCGGATCTTTTGCACAGCCGCGGCGACTTCCATGGTTTCGCCGTTGGCGTCGATCACCTGGATGTAGTCGTGCCAGTCTTCCATCCATTCGGCCAGTTGGGTCTGGCTCAGGTGCTGGCCAGCGATTTGGTTCATGGCTTTGAACGCGGCGGTGGGCTTGAGGATCAGCAAGGCTTCGTCGTCGCCGTGGCCGGGTTCGTCGATATCGCCCAGGTTGAATAAGGCGTTGCAGGTCATGCGCTCGGCATCAATGAAACCGTTGGTATCAAAGCCTTCCGTGCGGTGCGCTTTGGTGTACTTGCAGAAGTCGGCAATGGATTCGGTGCGCAATTGGCCACGGAACCGGCTGCGGAATTCTTGCAGGTGCTCGATGTTGCTCAGCTTGTAGGAGCTGGGCATTAGCAGGGTGGGCACGAACGATTCGACCGGCTTGCCGTTGGCGACGTGCGCGGTGTCGGTGATGCGGTCCAGGGTGTCGAGTGGCAATGTCATGTTGCTTTCCTTGTGGTAGGTGGTTTGGTGTTGCGGTGGTGCTTAGCTGCGCGCGGTGACCGGCGCTTGGTCTTTGCTGAACATTTGGCTGGTGGGGTTATCTGCAAACAGCTGCAGGCCGTTGGCGGTGAGGTAGAACGGGGTTTCGAGCGCTGTGTCTTCGCGCTTGCTGCCGCGCTTGGTGGGCTCTGTGAACTCCAGCTTGTGTGCCACCTTGAGCTGGTGAGTTTCGCCGATCTGGCTCATCTCCAGCGTGATGGTGACTTTGCCCTTTTTGCCGTGCTCTACCACGCCGCTGGCGACCGCTGTCAGGGCGGTGCCGAGCTGCTGGTTGAATACGCCGGCGTTGAGGTTGGCGATAAATTCGCCGGGGTCGGTTGCTTTCATGGTTTGCTTCCTTGGGTTGTGCCGCTCAGGCGGCTTGGCTTTGCTCGAGCTGGGCATCCAGATAGCGGGCCAGCTCTTGCAGGGTGACTATTTGCGGGGCGCGCTGTGACTTATGCAGCTGCGTGAGGGTGATGCTGACGGCGCCTTCGTCTATAAGGCGCAAAAGGTGCCGGTCTGTTTGGATATGCGGGAAGCACTCGGCGCGCAGCTCTGCCAGCGTGAGATAGGGCAGGGTGTAGCGGCGGCGCAGCTGCGCTAGGGTGGCGTTGCTCATGCGGCGGGCACCTCGGCGGCGGTGGCGGTTTTGCGCACGCGCAGCAGCTCGATCAGCCCTTGCGGGGTTTTGGCGACCACCTGTTGCACTAACACGGCGCCGTTGAGGATGACGGCCAGCAGCTCGCTGCCATCAGTGCCAGTGGGGGCTACGCAGGCAGTGAGGTGCTTGGGTATTTTTGCGCTGACGGCGGCGTGTGCCTCAGCCAGACGCAGGGTGCTGGGCTGGATCAGTTGCAGGCGCTCGATTGCCTCGGCCACCGTATCCGCCGCTACCTCTTTGCTGATGGTGGTGGGATGGTCGAAGTGCACCTGCATCAGCCTGAGCACGCCAATGGCCTGATCAATGATCGGCATGGGGTTGTAGGGTGTGAATTTTGGCTGGTTCATCACGCGGCGTGCTCCTGCGTTGAAGGCACTTGCACTACCTCTACGCCTAGCTCTTTGGCGAGCCAGAGCAGCCCTTTGCTGGTGACGAAGGTTTTGGCGTAGATAACGCCGTTGCCGTTGTTCATCAGCATGTTGCCGGTGTGCTCGCGTAGCTGAACGTGAAAGCGCCCGGCGTCTACATCGCTCTGACGTGGCAGACGGTTGCAGTCCAGTATCTTGCGGCGCTTGAGTTCGGCGATTAGGCGGTTGCGCCCGGTGCCGAGCATTTTGGCGGCGGTGGCCAGGTCGTGTTTATGCGGCATGTAATGAACCCCGCGGCTTGTAATGCTGATTCGCGTGCAGAGTCGCGTTACCCGCAAGAAATGAAAGACGGCGAAACTCCTGATAGCTAATGAGATGCGCAATTTCAGCCATGGTGATCAAACCCAGGGCCTGGCCATAACTGATGCTTTTGCTGTGGCTGTCACTCATGTATCGGGTTTGGGTCAGCCCTTGTTTTATGTGGCGTATGGCTTCGCTGCGATTGCTCATGCCGCCACCTCCGCTGTATCCAGCGTGCCGTTGGCGCAGGCCTCAATCCATTCAGCCACCCGGTGTGCAAGCGTCTCAGCTGGCTGTTTGGGCAGGGTGAGTGTGTTGTGGGTGCCCTCGGCACGAAAGCAGAGGCGGATATGGTCCGGCAGCTGCGTGATGTGCAGGGTGGCGTGTATGGGTTGCGGGCGAAACGGCGCGCTGATGTTGATCAGCTTCAATTTGAAGCAACCCGATAGGCGCACTTGAGTGTGCAGCAGTCGCTGGGTGACGGCGGTGAGATGGATCATGCGGCGTCACCTCCGGTCCAGGGGCCTGTGGGCTCTGGGGTGGGAGTTGCGCGCATGGCTGCGCCGCTGCGGTTGCCACCGATAATGATGGCAAGGCCGGTGCGGGCGGTGATGGCTTTTATGTGGTCCGGATTACTGGCTGCAGTTGGGTGCAGGTAGATCCGGCAGGTAGTACTTGGCTGTGTCCGCATTGTGTTGACCCTGTGTGGTAGGTGGGTTCAACACAAAAATAGCTCAGCTAATTATTTAAGGCAATAGTTCAGCTAATAAAAACCTAATATTTTTATAGCTCGACTATTTTTCTCTTAGCTTTGCCACAAATTGACCACTCTTCGGTCAGCTTGATGATGCGGTCGGGAAAATCTGGGTTGGTTGCTTCCAGATAGAAAACTCCGCCCTCACGACGCAAACGTTTGAGCGTTACGCTCTGATCGCTGGTGCGTTTGGCGAGCACGATATCGCCGGGTAGGGCTTCGAGTTCGGGATCTATGACTACCCGGTCGCCGGGGTATATGTCTGGCACCATGCTTGTGCCCTCTACCTTGAGTACGAATGCCCGATTGCTCACTGGGCCTCCTGAGTGAATCCATTCGTCTGCGTCGCCTGGTTGAAAGTTATCAACGGCTTCGCAAAAAGAGCCAGCTTGAACTTCACCAATCACAGGCAGCATGCGGCCTGCGGTCGGCATGGAGACTACGTTGTCTGATACCAGGTAATCGGCAGAAGGTTCTTGTATGCGCTGGTTGAGTAACGTGGCCAACCGTGGGCTGACCTCTTCAGGTAGAAAGTCGAGCGCTTTCGCTAGCTTTAGCAGGGCTTCGATGTTGAGTGGCATGCCGCCATTCATGTACTGGCTGACGCTGCCTTGCGAAAGCCAGCCGCACTGTTCTGCCACCACGTATTGGTTAAGCGTTTTGTCTGCTGCCTTACGCGCTTTGTAAATGGCTTTGAGGCGTGCGGATTCCTCGTCAATGATGACGCGGTCGACCTCTGGCGGTTTGTTGGGGTAGTCGTTGCTCATGTGTGCATCATTATTAATTATACCAATATTGACAAACAGTCAGGCTAATAAATACTTGCGCCGTAAAATTGGTAGAGCTAATATCTAGAGCATTGTTGTTAGACAGAGGCGATGAAGCCATGAAACTCACCGAAGCAATGCCGCTGAATGAATTTGTGCAGGGACGTAAGCAAGATCAGATTGCCGCCGCGTTGGGTGTTACCCAAGGCTCGGTTTCTCAGATGATGAACTCTAGCCGTTCGATCTGGGTAAGGGCGCTTCCGGACGGGGGCTACCAAGCTTATGAGGTGCGCCCGATTGGGCGTAAGCCAGCACAGCAGATTGCCGCATAAAACAAACCCTGCTGCTTTGGCGGCAGGGTAGGTGTCAGTGCCAAGGGACCACCTACCACGGAAGACCCTTGACCCTGACGGGATGATGAGCAGCTACCACACCGCTCATCTCAACAGCCGGCCCCCGACACAGCCAGTGCAGAAGGGGCCGAGCCGCTGTAGACCAAGCATAAGCGGTATAACCGCGCCTTGGCTACGGCGTTACAGGGGAATTAACGCCAATGAGTAGACAACACCTTCTGCCGGACGCTGGACCGGTGCTCGATATCCACCAGGCCGTTTATGTGGCTGCCCGCGAATGCAGGGGCGGTATGACGGCGTTGGCTGCAACGGTGGTTGTGCCTTACGACACTTTTCAGAAGAAAGTGAGCGTGGCCAATGCCACCCACCATTTACTGCTGCATGAATTTATGGCGGTGGCTGAGGCGGTAGATGATGATCGCATTGATGATGCCTTTGCTCGCGCTCGCGGCAAGCTACTGTTCAAACCCCAACCGGTACCGGCCACCCGTCAGGCGCTTGAGGCGCTGGGCAAGATGCTGGCTGCTGAGGGTGCGTTTGTTGGCAGCCTGCATGAAGGCGTGGCCGACAGTAAGTGGGAGCAGCACGAGGTTGAGAAGCTGGAGCACTGCGCGCATAAGGTGATCAGCGAGATTCTAGGCATCTGCGCGGGTGCGCGGCAGGCGATGGAGGGCGACAACCATGGCTGATGCATGCGACCTGGGCAACGATCGCGCCCAACAGATCATCGACGATGCCCTCGCGGCCCGCCGACTCCAGGCCTCGCGGCCTGTTCTTGATCACCTGTTTTGTGAGTCTTGCGGCGTGGCTATTCCGCTCAAGCGCCGTGAGTTGTTGCCTGGTGTTGAGACCTGCGTGCATTGCCAAGAGATTCTTGAGCATAAGGGGGTGGGCCGTGGCAGACCTGCCTGACATTACGCTCGATGACCTAGCTGGCCTGCTCGCCCATATTAACGCCGACACTGACCGCGATAGCTGGGTGAAGATCGGCATGGGCGTTAAGGCGCACTTTGGCGAAGACGGCTTTAACGATTGGGACAGCTGGAGCCAGAACAGCCCGGATTACAAGCCGGCTGATGCGCTAAGCGCGTGGAAGTCGTTCAAGGGCGCGAAGGTGACCATCGGCACGGTGGTGCATTTGGCGAAAGAAGGCGGCTGGAAGTTTACCAAGCGCGAGCTGACCGCCAAAGAGAAGCGTGAGCGGAAGGCAGATCAGGAAGCCCGCCGCAAACAACGCCAGGCTGAGGTTGAGGCTGACGAGGCCCAACTGGCGGCAATGCAAGCTGAGATTCAGCGCGTTACTGGGAGGCTGCTAGCGGAATTCACGCAGGCGCGCGGTAAGAGCGAGTACTTAGAGCGTAAGCAGGTGCCGCCCTATGGTGTGCGGTTTATTACGCGCAACGTGGTGCTGAGCATTGATGCGCAGCTGGTGCGCTGCGATTTGTGGGCGGGTGATGATATCGCCCGTTTTTTTGCGAACCTGCCCAACCCAAGGCCTGACCATCACAGCTTCATGAAGCTAGACGCGGGCACCTTTCTGGTGCCGCTGCGCGATATCGACGGTGTGATTTGGAGCTTTCAGGCGATATCGGCCAACGGCACGAAGCTGTTTCCGAAGTTTGCGCGTAAGCAGGGCTGCATGCATTGCATCGGTACGCTGGATGGTGCCGAGGTGATTGTGGCCGCTGAGGGTTATGCGACGGCGGCGAGTGTTGCCCAGGCCAGCGAGTGGCCTACGGTGATGACGGTGGATGTGGGCAATATGGCGGTGCTGGCTCGGCAGCTGCGGGCGAAGTATCCGGCGGCGCGGCTGATTTTGGCGGGCGATGATGACCCCAAGCCAGATGGTAAGAATCCGGGCCGCACTGCGGCTGAAGCCATTGCTGCGGAGTTGGGCCTTACGGTGGTGTTTCCGGTTGTGCCTGAGCAGGTGGCGGCATGACGGCGGCGCGCAAGGTGGATTGGAATGATCTGCATGTTGAGTTTGGCCTGGCGGTGGTGCGCGATCAGCTGCTGGCTGCAGCCAATGAGCCGGTGCGCTGTGTTGCGCCAAGCGCGGATGATCTTCCCCCGGCCCCATCTGGCATTGAGCCGCCGCCGGCGGCTGAACTAACTGAGGGGTACGGGGAGGGCTGGCATCTGGAGAAGGTGCGGGCTCGGTTTGCGTTGGTTGAAGGCGAGACCAAGGTGTTTGATTTGCACCGCCGGGCCATCGTGAAAAAGACGGGCTTTGAGGCGCTGGTAGGTAAGGCGCTGGCTAAGCAGTGGTTTGAGTTACCAGTGAAAAAGGCAATCGACCCAGATAACGCGAAGCGGGTGGAGAATGACGCGAAGCTGGGCAAGCGATCGAAGGCCACCAAGGATGGCGGTGATGTGTATTGGCGTTATGTGTACCTGGATGGCTCACAAGACATTTACGACCGACAGTTGCGGCAGCGCTTGCCTGCGGCGGCGGTTAAGTTGGCGATGGGTGATGGCTTTACGCTCTGGCAGAACAGCGAGCAGCGGCGTGTGATCCCGTCGGAGAACCTGCTGTTTGATCCGCAGATGGTTGAGAGCCCTGCGGATACGATCAATACGTTTGAGGGTTTGCCGCTGACGCCGGTACCGAACGGCTCGGCGTGCGAGGGCATGGTGTGGTTGATTAGTTTTCTGTGTAACGGCCAAAAGGATGCCATTCAGTGGCTGACGCGCTGGCTGGCTTATCCGCTGCAGCGTGTGGGCGCGAAGTTGGACACGGCGGTGCTGATGCATTCGACCATGGAGGGCTCGGGTAAGAGTCTGTTGTTTGGCGACATCATGCGGCCTATCTATGGCCCTTACGGGGCTACGGTGGGGCAGGCGCAGCTGGAGAGTAATTGGACGCAGTGGCAGTCGAACAAGCTGTACGGTTTGTTTGAAGAGGTGGTGAGCCGCGATCAGCGTTACAACCAGGTGGGCAAGATTAAGCATATGGTGACGGGCAAGACGGTGCGGATCGAGAGTAAGTTTGTGAACGGTTGGGAGGAGGCCAACTACATGAACGCGGTGTTTCTCTCGAACGAGATCCTGCCGTGGCCAATTGGCGAGAACGACCGGCGCATGCTGGTGCTGTGGCCTGAGAAGACGCTGCCCGAGCGGGCGCAAAAACGAATCGGTTATGAGTTGAAGAACGGCGGCATTGAGGCGTTCTTTGATTACTTGCTGGAGTATGACCTGGGCGATTTTGACGAGCGCACGCGGCCACCGGCTACACCTGCTCGGCAGCGCCTGGTTGAGTTGAGCAGGGCTAGCTGGGATACGTTTTATTACCAGTGGAAGGCGGGTGAGCTGGGTGTGCCGTTTGATCTGTGCCGCACGCAGGATCTGCACGATCTGTTTCTGGAATGGTGCTCGCGGCTCAAGGAGCATTCGCTTAGCGAGACGAAGTTCAGCCTGTTTGTGTCGACCAAGCCGGACACGTTTAAATCTGACTCACAGATATTCTGGACGGATGACAACGGTGACCGGCGGCGCTCTATCTTCTTTATGCCTTCCCCCGACCCCAACCTTGATATGAGCAATGCCAAGCAGGTGGGGCGGCAGGTGTATGCGTGGCGATTGGAGGCGCTGAAGGCGGGCTGGCACCCCGATAAGTGGGAGAAGTGCATAGGCTTTGCTGCGCCGCTGGCAGGGAGTAGGGCTGATGGCTGACGTGTCGGGGGTGTCTAGGGTATGTCTACCCTTGCTTTGCCCAACCCTAGACAGCCGAAAGCCGCGTGGTTTGTGGCTTTGCGAGGTGTTGTCCGGGGTGTCTAGGGTTTACACGCGTGCGCGGGTGCGCGCATTTACATAGTGATGATATTCCGGTTTTTTTCTCATGCGTGAGCAAATAACCCTATCAACCCTAGACACTATAGACAGTTGATTCCAAGTAAATGAAATGTAAAGAGTTTAGATGTCTAGGGTGGTGTCTAGGGTTGGCCGATATCTGTCCGGGGTCTGATTTGAAGGGGAATGCCATGATTGAAGTAGTAGAACGGGCGCTGATTGCG